CTTGGGCATACGACCCTATCCAGCCCTCGCAACCTTATTGATTCGGTTGTGACAATAGTCGGTCGCAAATTGCGACTATCTATTTGGATAGGGGAAGTTATTGGTAGAGTCCAACAGTCTCGATTATAAGAAATTTTCACATTTCAAGTAATCCTGTCACTCACGTTTTAAGTGAGCGACAAGAAGACTTTGGCTGAATACCTTTGACTTTGACGCACGAAGGGAGTAGATCTCTTTCCTGATTGCTGACCCCATAAGGTCTTTGGATAAAATACAATCCAATTTGGCCTTTTCGGATCCAGCTTTCAGGGTCATTATTGTTTCTCACGACTTAGTATGAGAATCGTTAATGACATTTGAAAGAGGACTACACTCCTTATATGCGTATCGTAGAGATTGGAGAGTCTCGAAGTCCGGGATTGCGTCTTTAAACCTTTTCAAATAGTCTAAGCGCATACTATTTGCAATGGCCAAAATTCGCATTTCCTCCTTATCACATTGTTTTCTCAGAATATTAGCAATAAGATCGATAATAAAATCGACCTTACCATAATATTCCGGGAAAGGAAGCGACAGCAGATGCTGAATGCGATCTGCCGCTACTTCCGACTTAGACTTTAGAAGGTCTAAGACCGATGTGAAAAGCTGATATTTGAATATAACAGGGGCGATGATTCTAAATCGTCTCTTTATAGTCATAATATCAGTAAGGAAATTCTCCGGGTCACCCTTTTTACAGAGTCAACCGTGCCGTTGCTGGGTCTCAATAAAACTCGATCATAGACCGTAGTTCGATCAAGTTTCAAAGATACCCGATAAGGATAATGGACTCACCTCAACACCTTTCTGGATCCACCTCTTGGCAAACTCATACGTATCATTACTGATATGTGTTTTGTTCGCAGAGATGGGCATAGCGAGTGAAGAGAGAATTTCCTTATACTTATCTGCAACGGCGTGATCGGCTATAACAATATCATCTCCAAGTAAGGCGTAGGACTTAAAGTGGGGTTTACCCGCTCTAATTCCTGCTCACCGAACAATGAGATGATGAGTTAATGCCATCATCGGTCAGGATGAATACGCACCCATGGGTTGTCCAGTATTGTATTTGACTGGCTGCCCACGAGTGTTAAACTCCCAATCGCAAAGGATACGACCTCATGCTTCAGCTTTCTCTTCGCCAACGATATAAGTCAGAACGGCCTTCTGTAAAAGAAGTGGCATTCTGTCAGTAGCGTTGGTTAGATCAAAACTGTAGTATGGGCCGACCGAAGGAAGACATTTACTAAAGTGATCTTGATTAAAGGTACAATCGTTTCAAATACCCTTCAAAACATCGTTAAGATGGTTGTGAAGAGGTCTAAGAACCGTTTGTGACCAATAATCGAAGATTGCAATAGTTCTTGTCTTTCCTTCTTTGTCAGGAAAATGTGAAAGTTTTCTAAAAATCTGAGTAGAAGCTCTTGCCAAAGGGAATATCTTGAACCAGTAATTTAGCGGACTATCTCCTATGGAATCGTCCATTAAATCTCTGATACAGTCTCTCATGTACCTTCCACCAACTAGAGTTAGATCGTCTCTAAGTTGGTCAGGTAAACATGTTAGATCATGCATAGCAGCAGCTAAAGCTTGTCCGTTAGGACCAGACTTAGTACTGTTATGAAAGGTATCTCATTGTCAATCCCACTTCTTCACCCCTAATGACCTAAGTGCGTGATGGAATTCTCGACCCTTATAAGAAGGTAGAGCTCCACTCCACTTATCAGTTATTGGGGATGGATCAAAGTCGATAGGGAGTTGATATGAACGCGAAATGGTTAACAAAGTTAAGATGACCCTTACTTCACTAGGACTCAAGTCCTGAGTTGATTTAAGGCTCATCCACCTTGGAAGGCCACTCCTGTTTATAGCAACACCCTCGGCTTCAAGAAGAGGAGATCCGGCGAGTGATCTTGTAAAATGTAATCGCGATCTTTTGAAGAAAGCAATTGCCTTTTTAAGACCACCCTGCCGGACCAGCTTCTCCCATTTGTTGAAAGATCTCTCGATCAATCTAGAATGGACTGAAGGCCCTATCTCTACCAGTAACACCTTCTTAATTGAAGGTCAAAGAATTAAGTTACTGTCTAGAATTTGGGTTTTTCTAATCAGTATTTAAAGATACGATTACAGAACTCCGTCTATCACCTAGCGGTTTGGGGGATTAGCCCTCCGTAGGCTTGGTTGCGACATCCAGATAGCACGGTTCACTCTGCAAAAGGGGTTTGTTTGCCCTTACATAGAAATATGATAAGGG